TCTCAACATTCTACACTATACCGACATGATAGATTTTTTTGATCAACAAGGTATTGCTTATCTTTGCAAACAGATAGAATCTCCTGATTACTTTGCGCCAGCTAACTTGCCGGCCAAATTCAAACAGTTGGTTATTGAGCGTAATCCGCGATATCAGTCTGAGGTCACAGCCTTTTTGCAACTGGGTGCTACCGATCTTACTCAAGAGTTTTGGAAAGACGTTGATCGACAAGATGCGCTCAAAGGCATACGCATAGACGACTACTTGCCCGAACTAGCGGCTACAAGAATCTAGCGTAGTACCGAGCCACATCTGGAAACACTGCTTCAAAAGATTGATCACGCAGGACATCAAAGCGTTTGATCTCTGCAATCATGTCTTTAATGTTGTTGGTGGTGTTTTCTTGCCAGGCGGCCGGTATAAGATTGCCATAAGGTGTACCGCGCATGGCTTCAACATATTCGGCTGAACAGTTGTGTAGACCAAACATGCCCTTGGCCAAATGTCTAGTGTGATTGGTAGCATCACCTTCGCGATTGGCCGCAAACTGAGACTGGGCCCAGCGTTCTAACTTGTCCAAGCTGGCCAGATTGAAAATGCTCACAGTTTCTTCGATCACAAACATCACATTACTGGGCAACTCCTGTTTGAGATGCATCAAATTGGCCACAGTATCTGTCCACTGAGCCGGCCAACGCAAATATTCAAATTGATCTTGTACGCCATCCAGACTCACGTGCAGTTTGACCAAGGCAAACTTTTCAATGATTGAGTGGTGCGCTGGAAGTATGCGTTGCGTGCCGTTGGTTTGGAAACACAAGGTCAACTGTTGTTTGGCATTGGGCACATGTTCAGCAAACCAATCGGCCACAGCCCAGTATTCGTTGCCCAGTAAAGTTTCGCCACCACAAAAAACCAACTGGCGTAGATTTGACAGGTCAAGTTGTGCCAAGGCCTCCAACACCTGTTCTCTGTTGCGAGGAACAAAGATTGGTTCATCCCACTGTTTGTGTTGCTTGAGATGCCGTTGCCAGTATGTGCTGGAGCCTGGTCCACAGGTTCTGCAGGCCAGATTACAACTGATGTCAAACATGAGATCGATTCTTGCTGGACCAGTCAGATCAGTCTGTCCTTGGATGCCCAGTCCTGCGTTCATGCCCTGGCGGAAACTGACATTGTTGGCCATTTCTAGTTGTTCACAGTTGGCACATTCCACATCCCATTGATTGGTCTTGTTGAATTCACGCAGTTGTACAAACTGTTTGTCTTTCCAAAAATCCAATGTGGTGTCAATGGGAAACACCGTGCTTCGTAGGCAACAGTGTTGTGCAAAGGTATAGTCTGCCTTGAAGCTCAAGGTCAGCCCACCATGTATCATGGAGCAATAACGGTCTGACATCAGGTTGTTTTGATTTTGCCCAGCAGTTGTTTGAGTTTGGCGCCCTGTATGTCTGCTGTGATTTTGGCAGTTTCAGGTTCGCCAGCTTCGGAGTCACTGTTAGTGATCCTGCTTTGTGTTTTGATACTGGCCAGAATGTCTGGCTTACGGAATGCATTCACAGGACCGGCTTCTTCACCTGGATCTGTGATACGCATGGTTTCGATGTTGTAATCTAAATCAATTTTCATGCCAACACCTGTGCTGCTTCGACTCTTCATGCACTGGATCTGATACTTGCCACGCTCACGCATGGCTCTACTTGTAAAGATACCAAACACGTTATCCGCAGTGTTAATCTTACTAATACCACCCGAAATATGACTGTGGTCGAACTCAATTTCTTCTACCGCACTACGATTCAACTGTGACGCTGTCACAAACAACACATTGAGTTCTTTGGCCAAGTTACGCAATTCTTCACTCACATACTTGTCCTTGACAAACAGGTCATTGGGGCTAACTTTGGCACTGACTGGCATCAACAAGTCCAAGTAGTCACACATGATAAAGTCTACCTTGATGCCTGTTTGTACCTGTACTTCTTTGATGTAACTGCGGATGTCATTGATGTTGCTCTGTGCCGGCAGGGCTTTGATTCTGTACTGTCCGGCTTTCTTTGACACCAACTTGACCTTGAGCTCAGTCTGATCAATGTCTTTGCGGATTTCTTTTGTGCTCATTCCTGCCAGCATGGCATCAGTCCTCAATGCACACAGTTCTTCACTCAGTTCTAAACTGACGTACACACCAGACAGTCCTGCTTGTAACCAGCTCAATGCTATGTTCATCATCACAAGCGATTTACCCGAGCCAGATCCACCAGCAAAAATGTTCAGTTCACCGCGACTGAATCCACCATACAAGATACGGTCCATCTGCGGCCAACCTGTTGACACTTGCCCACCCGAATTGAAATATTTGTTGATGCGAGCTTTGGGATCTCCCCAATAGTCTGTGCCCATGTCCTTGGTCAACGATATCTGTACAGCATCCTTGATCAGTTTCTCTACCGGATCATATTCACCTTTTTCCAACAAGTCTGCACTCTTCAAGATCGCACGTTCCAGTTCTTGGCGTCTAGTAAAGCCTTCAAACTCGTCCATAAACCATTCAAAGTGTCCATCATTGAGATCTGGGATATGATTAAGTCGCACACCTGTGCTGGCTGCAATCTGTTCTGTGGTGGGCAAGGTCTTGTGATCGTCGCTGTGCCGGGCAATAAATTCGGCCGCAGGTCGCAAACTTCTATCAAAGTTTTCTGGATTGTAAATGTTCTGCACACGCACATAACTTTCTGCGTCCTGCAACATCATTTCTAAGAATAGTTTCTGGACCTCAAGCCCGTAGTCTTTTAACAAGTTGTTTCTTCCTTAGTTCTATTTTAATCTTACTGATTTCCCGAGCCTGCATGATAGTTATCAAAGTTGCCAACTTACCCCAACGAATCACCGCATCGTTTACATCCTTAACATCCGCAGACCACTCGGGCATGCTCACACTCCAACCTAGTTCTACTGCACGATCCACCAATTTCATACCTGCTTCGTCTTGGTCCGGTACCACGACCACGTCACGACCTAGACTACGTATCAGTCTTGCCTGGGCATCGTTGACCTCGGCATGCAACACAGCCAGTCCGTTGATACTGAGTGCATCAAACACACCTTCCACAACTATGGCATACTGCCAGTTGGCGCCCTGCAAGTCTGTGCCGAACACATAGCCTGGTTGTATGTCTTGAATGTACCTGGGAGTACGATCATCTAAGAATCGTGTGGTATGTCCCACCACCTGATTATCGTGTGTGAACGGAATCACAATGCCAGGACGCGGCATGGTCTTGTACATGAAAGGATAATCCAGCGGCAGTCTTCTACTACGCAGATATGCTTCGCCACTGGCATTGAGTGGTTGTGTATCTGCTGGTAAATCACGATCCTCAAACACAATATTTTGTAATTGATTTACTACCTGTTGGCGTTCACCTAGTAGGCCTTCTATGCTTTTGTGTTTGAGGCTTTCAAGATTCATGCGCTCAATTTCTTCTTGCGGCACATTCATCCACTCCAACAGCTTGCGAGCTTTGAATGTCAAGTTACGTCCTAATGCAAAACTTGCAGTAAAACCACAATTAAAACAATGATAACTCCACGAGCCATCTGGGCTGGGTTTGATTCCTCCACGCTGTCGTTTGTCCTGGGTATCACCGCGATGAATACAGCAGGGTGCGTTGAAGCTGATCCAGCCACTTGCTGTTTGTTTTCGCTTGCTGGGTAAAAAGGAAACCACATCAATCATGTATCAAGTATAACATGATTTTTGATAAACTGCAACTAGATTGGTTTATCGGTACAGAAGATCGAGCACGTAGCCGGTGCTGATTACCACAGCAGCACCAGTTTGGTCAGGAGCAGTTGGAGACACACCTGGGCCCATTCCTGCGTTGGGCAAGTACCAATAACCACTTCCACCATTGGTAACTGTGACCCCGGTAACTACACCACCCGAAATAGTGGCTTCGGCTGTGGCTCCTGCACCGCTGCCGATGATGTTGATCTTGGGCGGAGCCAAATAACCATTTCCACCATTGACCACATTTATGGCAACAACAACTCCATCTTCGACTATGGCTGTGGCCAAGGCCGGTATTCCGGGTTGATCGGGCACAGCAAAGATGCTGTTGTTGAAACACAATCTCATTATTGGATACCAGCCCACAAGATTTATGTATATGGTTCCTGTATAATTGTAGTAGGTGGTAGATTCTGTGATGTTATAAAACACACTTTGATAGTTTTCTGCGGCCTGTGCTTTGATAGTTCCAGTGTAACCATCCAGAGTCATCTGCACAGTGGTGATGCCCTTGGCTGGTTCAATAAAACTGCTGAAATATTCAGTGTTCAAGAAACTGTTGTAATAATTTCCACCGTTGGGATTGCCTGAAAAAAATGGATTAGATGGCCATTGAGTCCATGCAATACCATCTGGACTACCTTGAGCACTGAGCTTGATTGTGGGTATAGTCAACGGAGCCGATGGCACATACTGTGGAACAATACTGTTTACGATATTGACAGGAGCCCGGGCTCCAGCCTGAGCATCCACAAACACAGCTTCTACTAGGTTACCACTGCTGCGTTGTATGCTGTAGTTGGCAGGTTGTGCCAGCACTTCTAGAAGTTCACTGGCTGTCAAAGTTACTTTGGCACGCCCAGTAGGACCGTTGAGTATGACCATGGCTTTTTGCAACAACAAGTCGTCGCCCTCGGTGCTAATCACACGGAACAGGAACGTGCTACCTGTGATGTTCACAGGTTTTTCTTGCTGGTTGATAAACTCAAACAACAGCACATTATCAACACCTTTGTTTATGGTCAGGACTTTGGCGTACACAGGATCATACCTATAGATAAAAGTTTCGCCCGCACCTGTATCCATGAGCAACACTTTTGTGACCTGCTGATAGATATAGGCTTGAGTGGAATACATACAGAGTATTTAGTACCTTTGGATTGCCACCCGACACTGTTTGGTAAATATCCGTAATCATGAACATCGACGTATTCGCCAAACTAGCTGAAAAATACCCCTTTATTACCTTGTGCCTGTATGCCAACACTGAATACGTGGGCATCATACAAAATCAAGACGATTTCATAACCACTATCTATGACTATGCAGCTATACAAGGCATACTGGAAAAACAACGCTTTCTTGAGCTGGCCAATGTTTGGTGGTGGGAAAGCAACAGAACCATACCCATCAACATATTTCTCAAGGGTGAGTGGAATATCTTCCGCCCCTATCTGCGCACATTTACCAACAAAGATCTAAACATCCTGCATGGTCCTATCTGCAGTCTCAATGAAATAGCCCGCAGAAAAAGCAAACGCAAAAGTATTACTCTGGTACGGCGGCTTGATTGAGCAGGTTCATATGCAAGGCCACCAAGGCCGCATAGCCAACGGCATGGGCATGCTTGAATACAAAGCCCTTGCTGGCATCACCATCCCACACTGATTCAAATACTCGATCCCAAGGCTGATTTTGCAGGTGCGCCTTGCCTGGACGAATAATACTGATAAATGCTGCCATCCTGGGTATGCTATCCGGACGCATGGTCTTTAACAGCTCTGTGTAGTTGCCTATGTGCACCAACTGCTGTGCCCACTCGGCGTCGGTCCATAACCTGTTCCAGGGCGGAGTCTCGGCCAACATTTGTTCGTAGTGTTCTGGTGTCTTGATCAGTTGATACACTGTCATGTTCAGTAGATCAATCTTGAAATAGCCCAGTTGTTCAGCAGTCGTATATTCAATGGCCGCACAGGCGTTGACAGGATCCAGGGGTATATCTGTGACGTACACTCCAGAATTATGACGGCGCACTTGTCCGTTGACGTCTTGTCGGGCCGGAGTGGCCCGTATCAATCGCAACAGCTGATCTCTGTCAGCCAAGTCTATGTCAATATCTGCGCTCATTACCAACCTGCCTGGGTTAACATTTCTTTCACGTATTCCTGATCAGCCACATAGTCAGCAAACTTTTTCATCCATATGTCTGAATCAATGTAGGGCCAGATCATGGCAATCTGCGATTGATCCAGTTCACTCAAAAACTTCTGTCCGCTTTCACAATTATACACGATCCAAGCACTGATGCGACCTGTGTTCACGGCATAGACCATGGCAGTGGTATTGCCATAACGCAGACAATCTTCAGCAGGATTGCCGGTTTGTTCCGACCAATCAATACCAAACTCTATGGCACGGGCTAGTGCATCATTGACATTTTCTACTCGCAAATAGTCAGTGAGATACTCTGTGTAGACAGTGTCGCGTGCCCAGTGATCAATCTTCTTGTTGTTCTTCAGCACCCACTCTATGAATCTAGCCGGATTGATAGCACGAATGTCTACACAATATCTACCAAACTTGACAAAGGCACGATAATACGGACTTTCACAAAAGTCATCGTGTGTTTTTAGTCGTGCAGAGCCTTGTGTGAGCTCAAAAAATTTCAAATAGGCCATGAAGCCCAAGCGCACACCAGCTTCGTCTTTTTCCTGGCGGCGCCGACGTGGCTCGCAACTGTGTACAGCCAGACTGGATTCTTTGACAAATGTTTTTTTACAATAACGACAATCGTATGTCATTTCTTGGATTCTTGTCCCAGCTCACGCAGGTGTGCATCTATTTCTTTTTTGGTGTGGATGGCAGACATGACTTCAATCTCATCGGTTTTCATGTTGGGAAACAGTTCGCTCAACAGTTTCTTTTGTCCAGATGCTCCTGCTTCTTTTTTCTTGGGAGAGATCCATTGATGTCTGTGTGAGCCCATACCTGGACTGACTGTGGTAGCACACAACCACTGCAAGCGTGGATGCTTGTTGATGGCAAAGAAATGTTTGTTGAAACGTTCGTTACAAGCGATCAAGTAAAACTCTTGCAGTTCTGAACTGCCTTGCACGCTGCTTCCCCAACGTATCATCAAATAGTTTGAGAACTTTTTCTTTTCTTCATCAGTAAGTTCGTCGTAGAACCGTCGGTTCTTGCGATCAAACTGCGCCATCTCGTTGGCAATGTTTAGTTTATCACTCATCTATTTCTACAGGATATGATCTTGTGTCAATGGGCACATACTTCCATCCAATTATAAATCTTTCTTGGCCGGCTTCGCGAGCATAAACTATGCCTCGGTAGTATTCATACGTGTATGTGGCTCCGGGTTTTAGATTTCCTGTGCTGTATTCCATGTTACCAGGCCTTGTTGTAGTCAACTACTTCGCAGTTTCTGCTGATGTCTTTGACAAAGTAAATGCAATCAGGCTTGTGACCAACACCCAATGGCACACACAACA